TACCAACGCGCATGAGCGTGTGCCCGTAGGCACCCGCGCACACACTCGCACGCGCATGCCTGCATATGTGGCTGTACGCATAGGGGGGCAGGGGGGTGTGCGTGGCTGTAATTGTATGTGATACACGGCCTATACATCAAAAAAGAAATAGCAAAATGGGGGAGTAAATACCCAAATAAGGGTTTTTAATACCCAATAAAGGTCTTTTAAATACTTATAATATACGGGGAGTGGATACTAACGCAGTTAGGTACTTTAGTACTAACTAAATAAGAATGGTTCTCATTAAGAAAAGAACTTACTATATGGTATACCATATATACGGTATATATAGTATACTATTAGTATATATGTATAGTATTACTATATGTATATGGGAACTATTCTCATCTGCTGTTGTCTAAATCATACAAGCCCCTTAGTGGAGAACTTACCTGTGTCCTATAAAGTAGCTGCGTTCAAGAAGATTACCCACACCGAACCCCCCGTACCTAAAAAGCGGGGCCGCCCGAAAGGGAAGCCAAGCCTAGCCGTGGCCCTGACCCACGAGCTAATCAACAAGAAGGCGGAGACGGTAGTAAAGAAGGTTCTTGAGATCGCGCTTAACGACGGGCACCCGAAGCAAACCGAGATGCTTAAGCTGTGCTTTGACCGCCTTGCTCCGATGTCCGTATTCGAGAAGGCAGCCGAGCACCAAAAGAATAGCGGCATTGAGATCAACATCAATGTCGTCGCTCCTAAGAGCGAGCCTGTGGCGGAAGTGATTGAGGTAGTGGCCGTGGAACGAGCGGAGAGGGTAGATGTCGAAAGCCCTTAACTTCGATCTCCACCCCGGCCAGATGGAAGTGTGGTCGGATGCACGGCGGTTCCGGATCTGTGTCGCGGGACGCCGGTGGGGGAAATCCCGCCTAGCGGCGTATCTCCTACTGCAAGAAGCCTTGCTCAACAAGGATCCGACAAAGCATGTGTTCTACGTAGCCCCTACCTTTCAACAGGCTAAGGACGTTATGTGGAACGTCTTGATGGATATCGGGCATTCCGTAATCAAGACCCCGCGTGTCAACGAAGGCACGCTTGAGTTGGTCAACGGTACGAAGATCCACCTCAAGGGATCTGACCGGCCGGAAACCATGCGGGGCGTCGGCCTACGGTTCGTCGTGATTGACGAGTACGCCGACATGAAGCAGGATGTGTGGGAGATGATTCTGCTCCCCGCCCTTGCGGACGTCAAGGGGAAGGCGGTCTTTATCGGGACACCGAAAGGCCGTAACCACTTCTGGCAGATGTGTGAGGATGCGCAAGCGGACCCAAGCGACTGGGCCGTGTACCACTTCACAAGCAAGAGCAACCCCTTCCTTCCCCCGGAGGAAGTGGACGCAGCAAAGAAACGGATGTCAAGCTCGGGCTTCCGCCAAGAGTTCGAGGCAAGCTTCGAGTCCGGTAGCGGGGATCTCTTCAAGGAAGAATGGCTCAAGTTCGGGCCAGAGCCGGAGGAGGGCGAGTGGTACATGGCGGTGGACTTGGCGGGCTTCGAGGATGTAGCCCGTCAGAATCTAGCAAAGAAGAAACATCTGGACCGCACAGCAATCAGTATCGTGAAGGTCCACTCGAAAGGTTGGTGGGTAAAGGAGATCGTAGCCGGGAGATGGGACACCCGCGAAACGAGCCTCCGGATCCTTCGATCTGCGAAGTCCAACGATGTGCGGACCATCGGGATCGAGAAAGGCTCCTTACGTAATGCCGTGATGCCGTACCTCACGGAGCAAATGCAACGCCTCAACTTCTTTCCCCGTGTCAAGGATGTGACTCACGGGAACCAGCAGAAGACAGAGCGGATCGTTTGGTCGTTGCAAGGGCGTATGGAGCACGGACGGATCATGCTGCCCGAGGCCGAGAGTACGTGGAAGGCGGAGTTCCTAGACGAAGTTCGTAACTTCCCCTCCAAGCAAGTGCACGATGATATGCTCGATTCCCTTTCGTACATTGACCAAGTGCAAACTGTGAGCTTTAGCGAATACGACGAAACGTATGAGTACAAGCCCTACGACATAACCACAGGATATTGATGGCCAAGATTCCAACACTCGATGCCGACGCAATGCGCCCGATGATTCTTGAATCGAATCCGGACAAGCGCGAGGCTACCGAACAGACGCCCAACCAAAAGGCCGTGGCGTGGCTCAATAGCCATCTTACCAAGTGGCGCAACAACCGCGACACGAACTATAAGGATAAGTGGGAAGAGTATGACCGCCTTTGGCGCGGGATCTGGGCCGCCTCCGACAAGGAGCGCCAGACCGAACGCTCGCGGTTCATCTCCCCCGCGATCTCCCAAGCGGTTGAGTCCGCCGTAGCCGAGCTTGAGGAAGTCTCGTTTGGACGAGGCAAGGCGTTCGTCTTGGAGAACGCTGACGAGTCCCTGACCTCGGATGTCGTAGTCGGGATGGAGACTCAGCTAGAGAATGACCTTAAGCACGTACACGCGCGTACCGCTATGTCCGCAGCCATCACGAATGCTGCGGTTTATGGCACCGGTATCCTTGAGATCCAGAAGGTCAGCTACATCGTCCGTACCCCCGCCGTCCAGCCGGACGCCGCAAACCCCACTTCTAGCGTCGCCTTCGGCACACTTGACGAAGAGCGCGAGATGCTGCTGTGGCACCCCGTCCAGCCCTACAATTTCCTGATTGATCCCGAAGCTAGCTCCATCGAAGACGCCCTCGGCGTCGCTATCGAAGAGCGCGTCTCCCGTCACATCGTCCAGATGGGTATGGAGAACGGCACCTACGAGAAGGTTCCGCTCGAAGAGGCTTCCTTTGCTTCCGAGAACGACAAAGACAAAACCCTCGTCACCCAAGACGGAGGGGATCCGGTAAAGATTACCCGCTACTACGGCCTGATGCCGCGCGAGTATGTGTTCCCCGTTGAGGGAACCGAAGCAGTCCTAGAAGAGTCCGACGAGGACGACGACTACATCGAGGTTTGTTGTGTTGTTCTGAACGATCAGCACATCCTCAAGCTTGAGGAAACCACCTACATGATGAAGGAGCGTCCAGTCGTGGCGTTCCAGTGGGACATTGTGCCCAATCGTTTCTGGGGGCGTGGTATCGTGGAGAAGGGCTACAATAGCCAGAAGGCCCACGACGCTATCCTTCGTGCGCGATTCGACTCTTTGGCCCTCACTGTGCACCCTATGATTGGGGTGGATGCCTCTCGTATGCCGCGTGGATTCAAGCTAGTGGTGGCACCGGGACGTACAATCCCCATGAATGGCCGCCCTTCGGAGATTTTTGAACCCTTTAAGATCGGTCAAGTAGACCAAAACCTCTACCAAGAGGCTCCGATCTTGGAGAAAATGGTGTTCCAAGCCACCGGCGCAGCGGATATGAGCGGCGTTGGGGCAGCAGTTAGTGGTGAAGCGAAGGCTGGTGCCGTCTCGATGGCTCTTTCGGCAGTTATCAAGCGCTTCAAGCGCACGCTGATGAACTTCCACGAGCAACTTTTCGTCCCGGCACTGCGCAAAACGCTCCATATGTACATGCAATACAGCCCAGACCTGTATCCACCGGCTCCGGTTGAGGTACGGCCCGCTTCCAGCATGGGCGTGATCGCAAGAGAGTACGAGCAACAGCAGCTTATCAGCCTTTTGCAGACAATGCAGCCCGATTCTCCCGCGTATGCGGCGATTCTGACTGGCATTGTCGATAATTCCAACCTCCCGAACCGGGCAGAGATCAATGCTACGATCATGCAGGGGACGCAACCTGACCCTGCGCAGCAGCAAATGGCGCAATCTATGCAAGAGCTTGCTTACCGCAAGGAACTTGCGCAAATTGCACTCATTGAATCGCAAGCTGGCCTCAATCTGGCTCGCGCCGAGTACGAAGCTCGGTACAAGCCACAGATTGAAATGGTCAATGCTATGGCCGAGGCTCGTCCGGACAAGGAAGGTGATCGTCAGTTTGATAAGCTCACGAAGATTGCGGATCTTGCCATCAGAGAGAAGGCAGTAGACACCCGCAATCGAGATATCGCGTCGAACGAGCGCATCGCCACCATGCAAACGCGAGCAGCGTTGCTTAGGAAACAAGGATAATGGCTGAATACCTCAAAGACAAGGAACTAGAGCAACAGTATCAAGATATCTTCAAGACCACCGGCACTGCCGGGTGGGACTTGATCGTAACGGAAGTCAAGGAGCTTGGTCAAGGCATCAGCGACATCCGTACAGTACAAGACATGGATGACCTTCGGTATCGGCAAGGCATGCTCAACGTGATTGACCGCGTTGTCAGCTACCGTGACGTCATCAAAGAGCAGTACGACGCCCAACTCAAGCAAGAAGAGGAGGACGCCGAAGATGAAAGTGTTTGATTATACCTGTCCTAACGGCCACACGCACGAGCGCTTCACCCGCGAGGGGGCAAATGAAGTTACGTGCGAAAGCTGCGGATTGGTGGCTACCAAAGTCATTGGCACACCCGCCATTAAGCTCGAAGGGTGGAGCGGAAGCTTCCCCGGCGCAGCGATGAAATGGGAACGGGACCATGTACGGCGTAGCAAAACGAAGCCCCTTGATTAAGGAGAAGCGATAATGGGTGCGACTATCATTGAAGAGCAAAAGGAACCTGTGAGCGGCACGAGCGATCTCGATTCTAAAGAAGACTTCGAGGCAAGCGCGAGTGGAGATACTGGCAACGTAGAAGACGAACTTCCCGAGAAGTATCGCGGCAAGTCGGCTGCTGAAATTGCTCGTATGCACGCGGAAGCTGAGAAGCTTCTTGGTAAGCAGGGCCAAGAGCTTGGCGAACTCCGGCGTACTGCCGACGAGTACATCAAGCGTACTCTGAGTGGTAACAATCCACAACCGAAGCAACCGGAAGACGATTCAGTTGCAGAGGTAGATTTCTTTGCGGACCCCGCTAAGGCGGTGGAAAAGATGATCGCACGCGATCCTCGCATCAAGAACGCAGCGGAAGCTGCGGAACAGTTGCGCAGGGAAACCGCGCTGCGTACGCTAACGCAAAAGCATCCCGACGCACTGGAAGTGGCGCAAAGTGAAGACTTCCAGAAGTGGGTAGGCGAATCAAAAGTCCGAGTGAAGCTGTACGCACAAGCCGATCAGCAATTCGACTATGACGCAGCGGAGGAGCTTATCAGCACCTTCAAAGCGGTCAAAGGCGTAAGCGCGAAAGCGCCTCCTGCTGAGCCGGTGAAGGCTGACAAGAATCAAGGAAAGATGGTTCCCCGCCCGACGTCAGGTGGTGACAGTACTCCTCCGAGTTCTGCGAAAATCTATCGCCGCGCCGACATTATCAAACTTCGACAAACCGACCCGGAAAGGTACTTCGCTATGGCCGATGAGATCCAACGCGCCTACGAAGAGAAGCGGGTCAAATAATCAAGGAGTAATACATGGCCGCATGGGATGGTGCTAATAGTCAAGGTAAGACCCAACTTGACAACTTTGTTCCGGAACTCTGGTCCGACGAGATTATCGCGTCGTACCAAAAGAATCTGGTGATGGCTCAACTGGTCAAGAAGATGTCCATGAAGGGCAAGAAGGGCGATAAGATCAATATCCCGACGCCCTCGCGCGGTAACGCCACGGCGAAAGCTGCCGGCGCTTCCGTGACGCTCATTCAGGCGACGGAAGGTACTACGCCCGTCACGATTGACCAGCACTGGGAATACTCGCGCCTGATCGAAGACTTCGCAGAAGTCCAAGCGCTGCCGACTTTCCGCTCGTTCTACACGGAAGACGCGGGCTACGCCCTCGCCACCCGTGTTGACACCACGCTTGTTCAGCGTGGCCGTAATACGAACGGTGGTAACGGTGCCGCGACTTATGCGCACGCCTTCATCGGTGGTGACGGTACGACTGCCTACAACTCGGGCTCTCCGAACGCCTCGGCTCTGACGGACGCTGCTATCCGGCGTACCATTCAGCGCCTTGACGACGCGGACGTTCCGGGCGATGGCCGGTTCTTCCTGATCCCGCCGTCAAGCGCGAACACCCTGCGTGGTCTTGCCCGGTTCACTGAGCAAGCCTTCGTGGGTTCGGGTGACTCGATCCGCACTGGCGAGATCGGCAACCTGTACGGCGTCCCGGTGTTTGTTTCCACCAACTGCGACACCGCCACTGGTTCGGCGCGTATCTGCCTGATGGGTCACAAGGATGCTATCGTCCTCGTGGAACAGATGGCCCCGCGCGTTCAGACCCAGTACAAGCAGGAATACCTTGCCACGCTGATGACCGCCGATACCATCTTCGGTACGGCTGAACTCCGCGACGGCTCGCTGATCCCGCTGGCTGTGCCTGCGTAAGCTTGAGGGAGGGGCTTCGGCCCCTCCTCTCTTGTCATGGCAGCAGCAACCAACATTCGAGCATTGCGCCGTCAGGAGTTTGAGGACGGTATCTACGTACGTATCACGATCTACCAATTCACGCTAGACATCCCGAGCATCAGCGGCAATAGCTTTGATGAAAGCACCGCAGCAATACCGGGATTGCAAGTCAGCAAGGATATCGTCCTAGGATGGACGCACAACGCGGAGCCTACGGCCCACGATATCGTTCAAGAGATGCACGTTGGAGCAGCAGACACACTCCACATCTATTCCCACAATTCTAGCGGAAGCCCGGTAGACCCGGCTTCCGTAGTGTACCGAGTAGTAATAGCCCGACTCAACGTATAAGGAGATACACATGAACTCTCTCACTCTCAACTGGAATGACTCCGCGCTGTACAACGAGCGTACGTTTGAGTGCGTCGCTTCCGGTACGCAAATCACCGTACCCGCTAACCGCCCAGTGGACGTTCGCGCGTTCCTTGACGCCGTTGCTGCTGGTGCCTACACTGAGGTTGTCTAATGGCTAAGTTTCGTTTCATTGCTAACAAGGATGTTGTCCTTGAGTTCCTTGATGAAGTAGACATTCGAGGTCTTCGTGCTCACCCCGAGTACGAAGAGATTGACGAGAAGGGTAAGGTTATTGGCGCTCCTAAGAGCGATCAACGTCCCGCGTGGGACATCCCGATGAAAGCGCACGGCGCTCGTCCCTCGATCAAGTAAGGAGTACGCATGCCTGAAATCTATCCGTACGGACGAGACGCACCGGAAGGTACGTACTTCGCTGAGCGACGCGGCGGCTTTGACCGTGGCGCTGGCGGTCCGGGCGAAGAGTGGGATCCGGGTTCAGCCAACAACTCCGCATCGGCTAGCGCTGCTGCGGAGCTTGCTCGTATGTGGGCAAGCGCGGGCGTTGGCATCGAGCCTAGTCCTACCGATTATCCGGGCATGTTCTCAGCGTTCCACTACGCCACCGTAGCGCAACAACTCATTGACGACGCCTTTCCTCCGGGTTCCGGAACGAACGGCTATGTCCTCACTGCCGACGACAGCGAGCCGTCGGGCGTAAAGTGGGCACCCCAATCTATGGGGAGTTTCCTCCCGTTGGCCGGCGGCACGATGACAGGAAACATTGTGCTTGGCGCGGACGACCTTACCATCGGCCCGTCCAATCCCGCCCATACCGCTAAGCTTGTAGATGGCTACGGTGACTCCATTATGGAGTGGAGCGGCGGCACTAGCGCATACTTCCCTGCAGGCATCATTGCCGACAACGGAACTGCTAACCCTAGCATCACTTCGATGACAGGCTTTGGCCTAGGCTTCGATGATCCTCCGGTAATCTGGCGCTCCCTTACGGGTTCCGGCGTACGCTTCCGTACGGGCCAGTTCTACGTGACCGGGTATAAGGTCTTTGAACTGCACGAGACGGGGGCTCTGGTTCTGCCGCCCAGTACGGTCACGGGATCCGAGCCTAATGGGTCTATCTACCAAAGCTCAACTACTCTTCTGTACCGGGATCAGAGCGGCGTAGCTCACGACCTTTTGGCCGGCGGTGGCGCTACCAACCTCACGTACAACGCAGCTACTCGCGTCATCGCTTCCGATACCGGAACAGACGCGACTCTCCCGCTCGTCACTAGTAGCGATGCCGGCCTTGCTCCTGCCTCTGGCGGCGGCACTACGAACTTCCTCCGGGCTGACGGCACTTGGGCCGCCCCCCCGGGCAGTGGCGGTGCGGTCGCTACGGACGCCATCTGGGACGCCAAGGGCGACCTTGCTGTTGGCACCGGCGCGGACACCGCGTCGAAGCTCTCTGTAGGAACGGACGGCCATGTGCTGACCGCTGACTCGTCCACCGCTACTGGCCTCAAGTGGGCCGCTGTGAGCGGCGGCAGCGGCACTCCGGGCGGATCTAACACGCAAATCCAGTTCAACGACGGCGGAAGCTTCGGCGGTGATGCTGACTTTACTTGGGACAAGACTAACAACGTCCTGACCTTCGGCAGTTCCGCGCGAGTTCGTGGGCCTATGTCTAACGGCGCAGCGTCAACAGACGTTGCTCTCCAGACTTCCGATGCTAATAGCGCCACAATCGTCAGCGTTATTCCCAACGGAACGGGCACCACCGGAGTCATTCGGGCCGGCTCTTCTTCTACGTTTGCCGCAGGCGGGAATTTTGGGCAGTTTGGTGTTATCAGCAATACCTATGTGGGCCTTAGTGCGTCTAAGTACAACCCGGTTGGATCAAACGGGTTAGACATCCGCATTCAGCAATTGCTGTCGGGAGCTACCCGCGAGGTAGCTCAGTTCTACCCCAGCGGTAATGTCAACTTTGGCACCACTACGACGGACCCAAGCGTCCCCTTCCGAGTGGAGGGGGCGGCTCGGTTCAACGGCAAGCTGTCGCTGAACACCCCACTGGAAGCGTGGGACTCCGGCTACGAGCACATCGACATGGGCACCACCGCCGTGTGGGCCGCGGGGGCCGGCGCAATCTACATCTGCAACAACCTTCGCTACCACGCATCGAGTTGGAAGTACAAAACCACGGCCGCTGCTGCTCTGAACTTCATCAGCGGAACTGACTGGTACCACTTCACGGCTCCGTCCGGAAGTGCAGGTGCCGCGGCAACAATCACGCAGCGGTTGCGCTGGAACGAGTCCATCACTACCTTCGAGGTCGGCGGCGGCGTCACCATCTCTGGCGCCTCGATACCACAGAACTCGCAGAGCACGGCGTACACGCTCGTGGCTGCGGACGCCAACAAGCACATCCTGCACCCGAGTAGCGACACCACGGCGCGGACCTTCACTATCCCAGCGAACTCGTCAGTCCCGTACGCCATCGGCACGGCCCTTACGTTCGTAAATCAGAACAGCGCGGGCGTGGTGACGATTGCGATCACCTCGGACACGATGCGACTTGCCGGCGCAGGGACCACGGGCTCTCGCACGTTGGCAGCTAACGGGATTGCAACCGCTCTTAAGATCACCTCTACTGAGTGGATCATCTCAGGGACCGGACTCACCTAATGCATCAGCAAGTCCTATTTATGGGATACGGAGAAGTAGCAGATCCGTACGCATGGAATCCTAGCGACAAGGATTCCGATATTGTACTGTCCAATAGGAATAGGCTAGCGGCCATCACTACCGCGCTAGGATCAGTAAGAAGCACTACGTTTCGCCAAGACGACGGCACTAGGTGGCAGTACGAACTGTACCAAGATAGCCCGGACATTGGCGGGTTTACACTCTTTGGCTTTGGGAACTCGTCAGCTACCCTGACTAACTACCCCGGAGTAGATTCGGACGCAATAGGCTTCTACTCGGCAGGCGGGACTACTACCACGCTGTACATAGGGAATACCGCTTACACCATCAACAATGATCGCGGTGTTACGAGGGACGACCACTTCTCTATCGTGTGGTTTGCAGACGCCTCGGTCGGAATGTTTGCCAACGGGGTGTGGGTTGGCAAGTACGCCGGCACATTGAACGGCGACTACGCTCCCATGTGGGGCACTGGCACTGGCGGCGCGGGTACTCGGAAGGGCTTGCTCTACACTGGCAGCTTCTCGTATCCAATGCTCGGAGCTTACGGGTGGGACGGTGCGTTTAACGGCAGCGGGTACTCTGCGTGGAACGGATCGGATAAGGATGCCGATGTATCTCTGCAGTGCGACGCACACTATGCAGAGGTAGTGTCAGGCGGGTCCGCCATCGGTGCAGTGCGCGGAGTCACCGGACGCAGCAGTGGTAAGTATCAGGTGGAGTTTGTTGTGGGTCGGGCTTCTGGCTCCTCAAACGACCACTTGGTCGGTTTCGGGAAATCGACCGGCTCTCTTGCTAACTACCCCGGCGGAGACTCGGACAGTTACGGCTACTACTCTGCTAACGGGCGGAAGTACAACGGAGGATCCGGCACCAGTTACGGGGCCGGCTACGGCTCCGCCGATGTCATCGG